TTTTCCAAATACTCATAAATCATTCAATATTCTCAAAGGAGAAGTTATTTTGTATGGATCATCATCTAACCCCAATTGGTTTTTTCCTTCTTCAATCCACATCTTCTCGACCTCTCCGCCGTTAATAAGAGCTGCATACCTCCAACTTCTATATCCAAAACCTTGAGCTGGTTTGTACACTAGCATATCCATTCCTTCGGTGAACTTACCATCACCATCTGGAAGTAATTTTACCTTTTCAATACCTAGTTCTTTACCCCAGGCATTCATCACAAACGCATCATTGACACACATACAATAGACTTCATCAATACCTTTTTCAATGAATCGGTCATACAAGTCTTCCAAACTTGGAAGTTGACGATTGCTTCATATGGGTGTAAATGCGCCAGGGATGGAAAACAACATAACTTTTTTACCACCAAAGAAATCTAACGTAGTTTTATCTTCCCAGAAGTAATCTCCGTTTTCATCTTTAGCTCTGCACTTGAATACCTTCTCTGGAATTCTCAATCTGCATCTCCTAAGTGAGTGTTATATTTTTGCACGATGTATGAACGAACAAGTCCACTACGGACTATATCCCCAATGTCAAACTCACAGGAATAAAATTCTTTCATTCCATCAATTATTTTCATAAAGTTTCCAAGGCCTTCTTTCTCTTTTTCCTTGGTCAAATCTGATTGGTCAAAGTCACCACAAAACATAATTTTAGAGTCTTGACCAACTCTTGTCATGATGGTATCAAGCTCATGAAAATTGAGATTCTGACACTCATCAACAATGATGATTGCATTGTCCAAAGTAATTCCTCTCAGGAACGATGTGGACAGAAACATCAAAGAACCTTGTTGTCTCAGTCTGTCATAAAGAAAATCAAACTGGTCTTGTGTAGGCATTTTAAACATGAACCTTACCATATTATCATACGGAACTTGATACAATGCAGACTTATCTTCCTCATCCCCAGGCAGAAATCCAATTTCTCTGGTTGAGATTAAAGACCTAACGACATATACACAATTGTATGCAGTTTTAGGGTCTAGAACTTCTTTTAATGCATGATATAATGTAACAAAGGTTTTACCAGTTCCAGCTGAACCATACAGAAATAAACATTTACCTTTCTTATATTCCTTTATTACTTCTGTCTGATTCTTGGTGATACCTTTGATATCAACCATATCATCAAGTTTTATTGTGTGTTTTTTACTCATACGTCTAAAGTACTGCCTGGGTTGTTTCTTTTTATTTCTTTTAAGCGGTCTTTCCACCCACTAGAGGTATGTCTTTGCCATCCATCCCTCATTGAAATCATAGAGGGAGTTTGAGGAATCAATCTGATTTCATCAAAACAAACTCTACATGGTACTTTAAGTGGTTTCTCACGTTCAGCTATTTTGTGGGTCTCTTCCCAAGAACTACCACAACCTTTACATTCATATTGATAAGTTGGCATAATATTATCACCTGTTCATGTTATGCAGCCAAGAACCACTCTGGTTCTTGATTGTTTTTCCAAGTTGCAAATCTCTTCTTCTCTAATATATAGTAATTTCTGTATGCTTCTACAGTATCGGGTTTCTTACAATAATCAGGCATACATTGTGGCGGGTCAACCCATCCATTATCCTTGATGTTCTTTGGTGGAAACTTTAGAATATCATTGAGTTTTTCCCATGACTTATGAACTTTCCCATATCGAATACCATACTCGATGTTCAACTTTCTGAACAATCGAAACAACCATTTGTAATGTTGTTTCGATGAACGTGTCCAGATTGTTGATGGATGGTTTTTGTGTGCAATCTTATATACATTAGGATTTGCATTATCACCATCAAGAACTCTATGTGCAGTAGACAATAACTGAGCATATTCCAGTATCATCTTGACACAATGTTTATCACAGTGCATTTCTGCAGCTGTCTGAGGATTAGGATGTAGGTAAAATATATTCACGATTTACTTATAGAAAATATGGTCTCCAATTCTTCCAACCACTGGAAAAGTCTTAGACCATCTTGGGTTTACCGCATAGGTATGATAATACCTTGCTCCTTCAGTAATGTCAAGTCCTTTCGTCTTGATTGCATTATAAGATTCAATTGCGAGATATGCAATCTCATCTGCCTCTTTGTAGGCTCGTTTGTTTTTTACATCATCATTTTTTCCATCACAGTACCAGCTGAATTGGCATCTGTCACGTTTGGGATGACCACTAGGCCAATGAATACCTTGATAAACAACCTTACAAATTGTATTTGGAAATTGTTTATCATGTACCCTATTCAAAGTAACCATTGCGACAGCAAACTGTCCTGCAAATGGTTCGTTTCTCGCTTCGAAATATATGTTTCTTGCAAGACACTCTCTTTGTTTTGCTGCTTCCATAGCAATAGTTTTATAGTTCCATTTTGGAACTATATCATGATTGACACTTGCAAAACCTACAGGCTCTGCAAATATTGTCAAAGAAAATAACAAAACAATGCTTATGAAAATATGTTTCATATAACCTTGTTCTCCATGATCCTCAATCTCTATGATTATTGTAGGGAACATACTATAATTCACTTCGGCGGATCGTTTAACCGAAATACATTGCTAAATTTTGAGGGGGGATTTTTAAAATAGGCCTAGGTTGCCGTACTCACATCCCCGACTCTGGTTTTGCATTTTGACTCCCTATAAAAAGACTGTATTATATTTATACTCTCACATAATCATCATTCCACCCAAACGCCTCTTTAACTACGGCAGAGGAGAATCCTTTGTATACTTGATGTAACTTCTTGTCTTTAGTATTGATAAGAAGTTCAGCTTCATTCTGATGAAGACCCTCAAGTAATTGAACGAACATCATTTCTCTACGTGTAGTTTGTAACGAATCATTTCCACCTTTAATGTAATGATATAATTTAGTATGTTCTGTACTTAGTTTAGTATGTTCTGTACCCTCTGGAGCTTCATTGGGAACATATGGTGGAGCTCCTTCTGGTAACATTGATTCTATTGCAGGGTCAAAAGACCATTTGCAAATAGACCTCAATGCAGGGGAATCATTTTCTCTTAGAATATTGATTTTTTGTGCCTTTGTCTTGGCATTATGCACTTTTTGTAAAACTTCAGACAAAAGTGGATTATACGTTTTTACTGTCATTAGAAATCTCCTACTGTTTCAATTAAATTATTTAATCGTTTCTCAACGAAAAAGTTCAAGAGATTGGCTCTTGAACCCTTTGGTTCTTTCTGATACTCATTCCAAATGAGGTCAGACAACTCTTTTGGAGTTTGTTTTAAATCAATCAACTTCTCATTTCTATGAAAGTTTCTGATTTCTGTATCTGTTCTACCATTCAACTCAGCATTGTGAAGAACAAAATTATCTATGTATTTTTTGGTGATAGGTTTCTGTCTAACTCCATTTATGATAGAGTCATCTGCTGACAATATGTTAGGAATACCATCACTCTTATCACCTTTGAGAATATGTTCAAACAAGTATTGACTTGGTTCAATACCATTGACCAGTTTCTTAGTAACAGGACTCCATTGGTGTACATACTTATCATGTAACTGTATAAAGTCTTTGTCACTCGATACAATCATTGTTTTCTGTTTTGTAATTGAGGAATATCTACTGAGAACACCAATGATGTCATCAGCTTCTGCACCTTCAACTTGAAGAACTTTATAGGGAAATACTTCTCTCAACTCGGATTTGAGTGTATTAAAACATCCAAATATCTGAGTCCAATTCAAAGGAGATTCTTCCCTTGTAGTTCTTCTTCCAGCTTTGTACTGAGGAAAATAGTCTCTACGCCATGAATGCATATCATCACAACATAGAACCAGTTCACCATATTCATCATTGTACTTCTCTCTGTACATACGGAGACTGTTCAAAACCATGTGTCGAACAAAATCCATTTCTGCTTCTGTTTGACCCTTTTCCATAGACATTACAGTACAGGCCATCATTATTTGAGATAAGTCAACTAATATCATAATTATACATGAGGTTCAGTGTGTCCATGAAGGTCTTTAATCTTCATGTTGTCAGTATGACATTTATTGTGCTGTATTTTCTTCTTGGGCCATACTGCATAGTATGCCAGAGAAGTTAGAGAAATCACCGCTACGATTACCATAGCGACAAACATCATCATAAAAATCATTTTGGTCCGTATAATGCTTTAGTTATACCGATTATGAATATTGCAGATACACCAATGCCGCAACCAAAGATTACGGCACTATTGGGGTCATTGAAGAAATCAATCAGTCCCATTTTCCTTCCCCGATTCAATTACTTGAAAAGCTCCAAGGATGGAAGGAACCCAAAGACCTACGTAGATTCCGTAGAGTTTTGCATCTGGACTATCCATAAAGAAGAATAACCAGATGGATAACGCCAGAGACAATACTGTAGCGATTAAGATATAGATATGTGATTGTTTCATAATTCCTTTCATAATGAAACTAGGTTGGCTCCCCGAGCTGGACTCGAACCAGCGACAAGGTGATTAACAGTCACCCACTCTACCAACTGAGTTATCGGGGAATGGAGCTAACGAGAGGACTTGAACCCCCAGCCTGCTGATTACAAATCAGCTGCTCTACCAGTTGAGCTACGTTAGCATTAGACTGCAATGGGTGGGTCTGGTTCATCATCAAAATCTTCATCAATATGTTCCATCCACTCATTAAATGATATTACATCAAAATCTCCTTTGATGGCCATCTGACCATCTGGAGTTGTAGTGTTACCTAATGATACAAATCTATCAGCAAGGTCTTGCAATGGATGATGTATATCACGTTCATAAAAGGTAACAGACTTGAGAACTTCACCCAGAAAAGACAACTGAGCAATAGTTCCTTCATCAACAATATTCACACCATTTTGCTGTAGGTTCTTTAGGCATGAATACATCAATCCCTCTGCAAGTTGTTCACACCATGCAAAGTTTTCTCTTGTCTCTGCAGCGTCTGTGTCAACTTCTGGTGGATTTTCTGGTTGATATCTATTAGGAAACTGTAGGACTTTGCCCATCCATTTCCTTTGTCCAGATAGCTTCGATATCGGGATACCAATAACCTACAGTTCTTTTTGGTGTCCCATCTGGATAATATGCCATTGTGGTGACTCTGGGAACAACTTTATGTCCTTCCTCTTTACCAGAATGGGTTGCAATCCAATCACCTGTTTTCAGGTAGTGTTCGCACATACGTATGTACGCTTTCTTGGATTCTGCAAGGTTTGAAGCTTTCTGTTTATCTTTGGGGTCTGTCCTGAAACTACGAGCAGACTTGTTCAAGGCTGCAATTTGTTCTTTGTTATCCTTAATCCATTCCTTCACATTCTTAAAAGAATACTCAGAATCTTCTGAAAGGGCAAGAACCGATGAGTGAACATTTTTGTACTCTGCTGGTTTTTTCTTTGCACGAGCTTTTTCCAATTGTTCTCTCAATTGTTGTTTTCGTTCTTCAGAAATATTGCGTTTCGCCATAAGTCCTCATAATTTAGGATTATCAATTAAGTACAAACATATTGTACATCACATTTTCTCAAATGTCAAGTCTAAAGTTTGTGTTCTCCTGGCAGGGGAATGTAGGGAAGTTCTCCAGTTCTTTCCAGTTTTTTAACTGTCCACATCTCTCTGGAGTAATGTTGGTCTTCTTTCATTGCACGAACCATAGCTCTAAGTCTTTTCAATTCATCGACCAAATGGGAGATTACTTTTTGAGTATCTTTTTCAGAAAGAAGGGCTTTCAGATACTCATCTTGGGATTTAGATTTCTTCTTCATAGTCAAATACGCTCCAGTAAGTTAAGTCAAACATATCTCCTTTATCTAGAGATAAGTCACCTAAAATAATAGGTGTATCACCTGTATATAGGAACCAAGTTTCAAATTCAGAGCCTCCCATGTAAACTCTCTGAATCTCTCCTTGACCCTGTTCTACTAAGTTCTTAATAGTATCTATAAGGTCATTCATATCAACCCTGACATACTCAGGATACAACAAAAAATTGCAAAAGTCAAGAGAAAAAAAGAGGGGAGTTGTTCCCCTCTTTATTATATAGG